TACGTATTTGAAAACGAAATTAAAAATCATAAAAATACATTCTGGGAACTAGACGTACACTATGATCGTGATGTCGCTGGTATAGGATGTGATCTAATGTTTCAAAAAATGTGGAATCAATTTCCTAACGATGACATATTTATTTTACACGCTGACATGGCACCTCACCATGACGGGTGGTTTGAGGAGGTGCTAGATTATGTCGATAAATATCCAGAAGCAGGAATGTTTGGTTGTTTGTTATTGTACCCAGCAAAAAACGAGGATAGCGAATATTTCGTACAGTGCGCAGGAGGAAAGTTCACAGACAATCGACCAGATCACTTCGGAAGTGGGCTCGTACTTGAAAACAGGACAGCCTTTAAGGAGCAGCTTGAAACTGATACAGGACAGTACGATTCCACGCGCTCCGTCGCCTGGACAACATTTGGAGGTTGTTACCTCAGAAGGGAATTTCTCAATTCCGTGGGCGACTTTGACCCCTCCTTTGAATGGACATACAACAGAGATGTCGATTACTGCTTGTCTGGAAGAAAAAATGGTTTCAGCATCTATCAGATTCCTGTACGACTCTTCCATCATGAATCCAGAGATACTAAAAGATTGAAGGACGATAATAAAGCAGCTATGGAAATGAGAAACCTGGAGCGTCTACAGACGAAATGGGCAAACTCAAAATTTTACAAAACGCTGGACAAGGAGATAAAAAGTGAGTAAAGTGTTTATAAGTAAAAAAGAATTAGAAGAAGCGGTATTACGAAAAAAAAATAAAATGACTCCTTTCTTATTCATTTTTGTATGGTTTTATGCAATATTATGTTTAGTAACCTTGCTACCTGTAGTGTTTATATGGTGCGCATTTACTTTAGCAGTTATTCTTGCATATTTACCGTTTTACTTCATTGATAAAATATTGTTTGAAAAGGAATAAATATGAGTAAATTAAATCACGCATGGGTTAAGGCAGCCCTTGAGCAAGCTGATAATGAAAGATCTAAAATCTCTGAGCGGGAAAGAGAATTACACGGATTATCTTCTACACGCCTGAAATGTCTTATTAATAATCTCTGCGCAGCAGAAAAAACAAACTATTTAGAAATTGGGGTATACAAAGGATCTACCATTATATCTGCGGTTATGGGTAACGACGTCAAAGCGGTAGGTGTTGATAATTTTATGTACGACGAGAGAGAGCCTAGAAAGTGGGCCCCGGAAGGTGATATTTGGTACAATGTAAAATCTCAAATGGAAGCAAATATCAAACGATATGATCTCCATCCAGAAACCAAAATTCCAGGAGCAATAACTCTCATTGAAAAATCTTTTGAGGAAGTAGAGTGGGCCAAACAACCTAAGTTTAATGTATGTTTATTTGATGTCTCTCCTATAAATCAAAAAGTCTATGATGATTTTTTTGAAAAAGTTATAGTGTCCTTAGCACAAGAATGTGTCGTAGTATTTACTGGGCAATCAAATGCTCAACACGCGGAGGAGCTCAATAAAACTTTAATTCGCCACCAAGATAAATTAGATATTCAATATAGTGAATTAAGAATATCTGGAGGATTAGCTGATGCTACTAGATACTATAGTGGAGCTAGGATTATTGGTATTAAGAAAAAGTCCGGTTCATTTATTAAGAAACCTTCAGCACCAAAGGCTAATACAACTGTAAAATGATATATGCCGCATACGGTACTAATCTTTGTGTAAAAAGAATGAAAAGCATATGTCCAGATGCTTTATTCTTAGGGTCGAAGATCATTAATAACTGGAAACTTGTTTTTAATAAGCTTCCAAACCTTATACCAGAAGAAGGATGTAACTGTGGTATAGGTCTTTGGGAAATAAGCTTAGAGTGTGAAAAAAATTTAGATAAATGGGAAGAAGGATACTTCAAAGATTATATTACAGACGAAAAATTTTTAATATACAGAATGAAAAAACCAGGATTATCTCTCCCTGATAAAAAAGTTTTAAATTACGTCAAAAAAGGTTTTGAAGATTTTAACCTACCTACAGAATTACTAACAGAAGCCTTAAAAGCTTCAATCAAAGAGGATTAACTAAATATGAAAAAGAAGTCAGCAATTAGCCTGATTAGCTATGACGCAAATCGTTTCTTAGCAGATAGTATTAAAAGATACTATGCTTATGTAGACGAAATTGTTCTCGGTATAGATAAAGACAGAATTACTTGGAGTGGTAACAGCTTTACTATCGATGAAAATGAACTTTGGTCTCAATTACAGAAAATTGATACTGAAGGCAAAATATCTATTATTGAAGAGGATTTTCATAAATCTAAAATAGCAATTGAGAACGATAACTATGAAAGAAATTTTTTAAAAGCTCAGTGTAGCCATGACTGGATTTTCTCATTTGATGCAGATGAGATGTTAGTTAATCCTAAAGAATTTTTCTATGAGTACTGTCCTATAGTAGAAAACTACTATAATAAAGTTGATATTTTAATGACCTGGGCTACTCCTTATAAGACGGTAGAAGACGAGGCTGGAGAATCTTTTTGCTTATTCATTGCAAACGAAGATGATACACCATTTTTTGGGGAAAACCAAGGAGTTGTGACCTCAAAAGATAGTACTTACACATATGCTAGATGGACAGATAAATCAGCAGGAGGAACAGCTAATAGAGTACGTTCGCCTCTTGTAGCGATTCATTGGAGTCTGTGCAGGCCTGATAATGAATTACACGAAAAAATTAACAATATAGGACATTCTGACATTGTAGAAAAAGATCCTTTTTATCAAATTTGGTCTCAGGTAAATATCAATAATTATCACGAACTTCATAATTTTAAAACATCTGGGCTAGGAGAGGCTCAATGGCCTAAGTTGAGAGCCATTCCTATTGATGAAGTAGAAAATTATATTAAACAACATATTACAGGAGCTTATCAATGAGAATAGAGATAGTAGGAAAGTTCTATGATAATCATTCACTATCAATTATCAATAGAAAATTAGCCATTGGTCTAAATATGTCAGATAATATAGATGTTTACGTTACACCACTAGATTCATTTGATCCGGCGCACAAACTTTCAAAGAGTCATACAAAAATCATAAAGAATCTTGAAGCAAAAGAGCAATCAGAACCGCCAGAAATTCAAATCAGACACTGTTATCCGCCAGTATGGACTTGGCCCGTACATGAAATGACAAAAGTTATCTATATTCAACCTTGGGAATATGCAAAAGCTCCTTTTGAGTGGCAATACAAGTTTGAAACCTTTGCGGATGCGCTAATAGTACCTAGTAATTATGTCGCATCAGTATTTAAACAAGGTGGTTTAGATCCTGATAATATTTTTGTTGTGCCTAATGGCTTTGATGATACTATCTTCAACAAAGAAGAGGCAGATGATCATCCGTTTATAAAAAAAGATAGGTTTAATTTTGTATATGTAGGAAATACTCAGTGGAGAAAGGGCTTAGATATTATGCTCAACTCTTGGAGTAAAGTTTTCAAAAAATATGATAAAACTACTCTCATTATTAAAGATAATCCTGCAATTTATGGAAAAAATAATGCCATCAGCGAAATCATTAAAATGCAATATAAAACAGGATGTGCTGAAATTATATATATCGACGATGCGTTATCCGACGAAGAAATGGCGCAGATCTTTAAATTAAGTAAAGCAGTCGTGCATCCATATAGGGCCGAAGGTTTTGGTATGCATATTCAAGAAGCTTTTGCTTGTGGTTGTATTCCTATCGTATCAGCGGATGGCCCAACCGAAGATTTTATTCCTTCTGATATAGGATTTAGAATTAATGTAGAGCAAAAACCTATTGATATTATGGCAGATAGTATATTTGCTGCTAAATCGGGCGACGCTATGACAATGATGAGCAGTCACTCGTTTGCTAATGAACCTTCTGGACAACACTTAGAAAAAATTCTACAATATGTATACCATCATCATGATAAAAAAGTTATGTTAGATGCCGTAAGTGATGCTAAGTTAGAAAATACGTGGGACAATGTTATTAACCACTACATAAAGGCGATTGAAAATGTCTATTCCAGAAACAAAGTTAACAGATTCAGAAATTGATCAGTTTTTTGCTGATCTAGAAGCTCAAGCAGATAAGGATGAGATATCTCGTCTTGCACAACAAGTGGTAAATAAACACAAAATGCAAGAGCCTACTCTTGAAGAAAAAGTATTATCTGATTTTCACGGTCACGCACCTATAATAGAGTCAGAATACGAAGGGCAGCTTCCTAAACTCACTGCAAAAGCTAAAATTTATATACTCTCTAATCTAGAGCCTGGACAGATGTTTAGGTTTGGGGTGTCTGGTGGTGGTTGTAGTGGTTTTAACTACCTGTTCGATGTAGCAGAAGAACTTGAAGATGATGATATTAAGTTTTGTGATGATCCCCCCTCTGTTGTTGATCCTGAAAGTATAAAGTTTTTGTATGGAAGCACCATAGATTTAGTTACAAGTGGTATGAATAAACAATTATCAGTAGAAAACCCAGGAGCTAAAGCCTCTTGTGGGTGTGGAACTAGTTTTGCTTATGATGAAGAGCTTCTGGATATGTATACATGACAGAATATAATTGGATCACTAAAGAAAGTAAACTTCCTTGGTTGGTTTTAGATATTGATATTCCTTATAAAAAAATGCACGCAGAGGCAATCGCTCTTAAAAAAGAGTTTGTAGCTCACAGAGATCAAGACTATGGAGGTGGTTACAGACACCAAGGGTGGAGAAGTCTTTGTATTCACGGCATAGATGCTTATAAAACTAATCATTATGATCAATACGGTTTTAAAAGTAATGACGAAGTTCCTTACTGTTGGACACATATAGCAGAACGTTGTCCGGTTACTGTAGATTTTTTTAAAAATAAGTTCCCGTATAAAAGATACCATAGATTGCGCTTTATGTTATTAGAGCCGGGGGGATTCATAACCCCTCACGAAGATACTGACAAAAATGTGTTATCTCCTGTTAACATTGCTCTCAATACTCCAAAAGATTGCATGTTTAAAATGAAGGGGCATGAAGGATTCGTGCCCTTAACTGACGGTAAGGCAGTGTTATTAGACGTGGGAAACACTCACGCCGTATATAATAAAAGTAATGAAGATAGATACCACATCATAGTTCATGGTGTTAAAACTAAAGAGTACGAGGATTTGGTAGAACGCAGCTATGCGAAAAATGGGAATTAATAAAAACTACGTTGTAGGCATATATGATGACTCTAAGTTTAGTTTTCACATGTCACGAGGACAAAAGTTCAAAGAAATAACTGAATTTTTTACTAGATTTAAATACTTCGGACCTATAGTCGTAGGTAAATCAGTTAATGAAGTTTTAGATAAAGCTTGTGAGCACGGTGTTGATTACTGTATAGTCCAATCTGTGGGACATATAATAAAAGATGCTTTCTTTTTTAGGCACATAGAGAAGTGGATCGATAGACAAAACTTCTTTGTGACAGGTCACATCATGGATAAAAATTCAAAAAATATTAATAACCCAGAAGGTAAAGAGGGCTATTACGGACTCCATAAACAGTGTATTTTAGTTAACTTAGACTACTATAAAAAATTTGATCGTCCTGTTTTTGGGGATAAAAATTCTACGAAAGATGAGACAGTAGCAAAAGCTAAAAGACATGCTAAGGATATTCATGACGATTATACTCCTTTATCTCTAGCCCCTACTCACGAGTCTACTATTTGTACTCCTCTTGTAGATGGATGGAATTTTATAAATACTAGTCTTGAAAATGGATTAATAGTGTATAATTTTCATCCTAAAATAAGAGATCATAAACAGTACCTTTATCCTACCTCTAGTGCAGAAGAACTTTCTCAACAACTCTCTTGGATTATTAATATTGTAGAATACGCACCTACTTGCGTCTTTTTTTGGAATACAGAGAATTATAAAGATCTTAAATATGTTAAGATGGAAAAACCAATCAAAAAACTGTACTCTGTTGCAGCTAGTTTCAAACCTAACATGATTCTTAATACTTATGGATTTGAAGATGATTCAGAAGTAGTATTTTTTGATTATAGTAAACAAGCTCTTGCATTCAAAAAACTTCTTTTAACTCACTGGGACGGAGAAGATTATCCTGGATTTTTGAACTGGGCAGAACAAAAGTATAGTATTAACGAAACTAAAGGAGCAGAAACAGAAACTAATACTCGTCAAGGTCTATGGGAACGAGAAATTAGTTGGTGGGAAAATGAAAAAGCTATCAAAGAACATTGGGATAGGTACAAAAAACTAAAACATGAGTTTATTCACGTTGATATTTGTGAAAATCCTGAGTTTGTAACTTCTCAAATTACACCTGATGATAATTCAGTGATATGGTGGAGTAATGCATTTCATACAGTTAATGCCCAATACCTAAGAGGTTTACAAGGGGTCACAGATTGTTATAATAAATGGTTGGAACAAATAGCTAGTAAAAATGATAGTCTTTACATATTTGGCAAAGATTATTTAGACAAACCAGTAGAGGGTGGCACATTAAAGGAGTACTTAAATGGATATAGAAAGACTTAAATTATTCAAAAGTGAAGAAGATATCAAGTCGTTTGCTAAAGTAAACGGTTACGGAGATAAAGGTATCGAAAAGCTTATTAATGAGTGGAAAGCGGCTCTCGTAGCCCCCACAAAAGAAATAAAAAAAGGTAAGAAAAAGTTTGGATTCTTAAGTAGTAATGATTATTCGTCCAAAGACTAAATTACAATTTGATAACAGTTGGTTAGATACATTAAAATTTGAAGAACATTCAGATTATGATCTAGCAGGTCATGTAAGCGCTATCGCTGTCAAAAGTGAATCTGGAAAGGTATTTGATTTTTATAGATCCGACCCCTTAGAAATACCTAAAGATTTTAAGTATACTGCTTTGTATAACAAGATTGATGCAGTCAAAAAACTAACAGACTTTTTTCAAATAGAAACCACTAGAGTTAGAATACATCGACAACTACCAGGTCAGACAATCCCTATGCACACGGATGATAATAACATCAAAGCTACTGACTCGGCTCATTACAGACTAAGAATGTTAACAGCACTTTCCGAAAGTGAAGATTTTATATACAGGTTTTCGATAGACAACGAAATAGAAGAATATTCTCTTAAAAAAGGAGAAAGTATTATATTTGATCCAGATAAAGTAGCTCACGGTATGGTTAATAAGTCAAAAACAGATATTAGATACTGTTTTGTTCAGATCTTTAAAGCGTACCCAATAGCAAACTGGACAAAAAATTTTATTAATGATGAAGCAACAATAGTGCTATGAATAAAGATTTTGGTACAGCCTTTCACAAACCTAATGGTAACGCAGTAAAAGTTACAGTAAACGAATTTAGAGAAAAATTATATCTTCACATAAGAGAGTATACTATGGATGGAGATACTGGTCAGTGGTTCCCTACTAAATCAGGTTTTTCAATACCTGCTGATGAAGTTAGTTCGCTAATACCCTTGCTAGAAGATGCGAGTGATTTAGTAGCTAAAAGGTTCATCTGGAATACACAACTAGAATTAGAATTGGAGAATGATTATGAGTATTAAAGCTTGGAGCGATGAGCAAGAAGTTGAACTAATACATATGTATACTGAAGAAAACGAAAAAGACGTTCATAAATTAGCGGAACACTTCTCAAAAGGTTATAGAAGTGTTATAAGTAAATTGGTTCAATTAAAAATTTATGAAAAACCAGAAATTTCAGAAGATGATAAGTCGCAAACAGTTAAAGTTATGCTACGAGAGTTAGAAGATATTCTAGGTATTCAAGTTGAAGGAACTAATTTAAATAAAAAAGAAAACTTAAGTCAACTTTTAGAGGCAATCAAAAAGAGGATAGAATGAACGAAAGACATGAAGAATATATGAAACGTCGTATGAGAGAAGAAAATCAGTTAGAAGATTTAGCTCATGATAGTAAGTATATTTATGAGTCACCAGATAACGGAAAAACTATATATCAGAGAAATATTGGAGCTACTAAGAGAAATCGCATAGTAAGATCTTGTCCAGAAGAGCAAAAAATTTATGATCATCTTGATGTAAAAATTGCACCTCAACAGAGTTCCGACGGCTACAAAACATTTACTGTTGGAGTTAGTTACGATGAGTCATTATTTCAACCAGTAAAAATAGAGTATAAATATAATGAAGATGTCTTACTTAAAGAATTTAAACAATATATTGATTCTACTTACGGTGAGCACTACTCAAAAGACAAATTTCAAGCTACTGAATTTATCGTAGATGGAGGACACGGTACAGGATTCTGTATTGGGAATGTTCTTAAGTACGCGCAAAGATATGGGAAAAAGGGAACACGTGAAGACGCTCGTAAAGATTTGATGAAGGTTCTCCACTACTCCTTAATGCAACTTTATGTTCACGATTTAGAAAAATAAAATATACTTTAAACTTTCTTAATGCTTATTTTTTCGATATTATCTTTATATGAATTATAAAGAACTCAAACAACTTATCCAAAAACATAACCTTGCTTATTATGACAACTCAGCATCGATGATTACAGACGCTGAGTATGATCAGTTATATGATAAACTTGAAGCAATCGAAAAGGCACAAGGTTGGCGAGACCACGATTCTCCTACTAAGCATGTAGGCGGTTCTGGGGGTAAAATCACTCACCCACATAAACTCTACTCACTCCGTAAAGTATATGTTATTGAAGAAGTAGATGATTTTATGTCAGTTAAACTTCCTAAAATTGATGGAGCTAATCTAACTCTTATTTATCGTAGAGGAAAACTGCGTATGGGATTGACTCGTGGTAATGGTGAGCAAGGTACAGACGTAACACATCTTATTGGGATGTTGATTGGCGCTCCTGTCAAGATCGACACAGAAGAACATGAAGTAGTGCTTAATGGTGAGTGTGTTACTGAGAATAATGTAGAAAACTATCGTAACTATGTAAGCGGCGCACTTGGGCTTGATAGTCCTAGCGAGTTTGCGGAACGTAATATAAAATTTATTGTTCATGATTGGTTAGGCGTCAATATGAACTTTACAACACGTATGAAAATTGTTAAGAACATGGGATTCTATACAGTTCTTGATGATGAATCTTGGAATTACCCACAAGACGGTGTGGTGTACCGTACAGATTCTTGGGAACAAGAACGTAGTTTAGGTCACACTTCAAAGTACCCTAAGTTTGCAGTAGCTCTTAAAGAGCGTGAAACTCAAACAGCAATAACTATGTTAAAAGCAGTACAATGGACTATTGGACGCACAGGGCAAGTTAGTCCAACAGGCATCATTGACCCTGTAACTCTTGACGATGCAGAGATTAGGCGTGTAACTCTTCATAATATTGGAATTATTCAAGAGCACAATCTTGGTCTAGGTGATATGATTGAGATTGAACGTGCAGGCGGGGTGATTCCAAAGTTTCTAAGAGTTATAGAACACTCACTACACAATGAAAAGATTACAAAACTATCTGCTGAAAAGGCCATAGGAGCAACTACAAAGCGAGATGGTCCTAGACTAGTGGTCGCAGATAAGAATAATATAAACACATCAAAAGTTTTAGAACATTTTATCAAAACTATTGATATTAAAGGATTAGGCCCAGCTTCTGTAAAGAAGTTAGGTTTAACACACCCAGTCGATCTGTTTGACGGATTTTGTGATTGGGACAAGCTTGGTGCTAATGGCATCAAAGTGGAAGCTGAGATAGAAAGAACAAAGACTAAACCTTATGAAATTGTTCTTGCATCCCTTGGCATACCTGGATTAGGGAGATCTGCTAGTAAACTTGTTGTTAGTAAGATTCCTGCGTTCAGAAATCTAAGAGATATTGAAACCACTTATATAAAAGGTATTGGTCCATCGACGATAGAATCAGTACTGTCTTGGCTTGAAGAAAATGAAGACTGGGTGTTAACCTTACCTCTCCAACTTGAACAGAATGTGACGGTTGAAGAAGTAGTCGGAACCCCCGCTCGTAAAGTATGTATTACAGGTAAGATGGATATGACACGAAGTCAACTGTCAGATATACTGCAAGAAAAAGGATTTAAAGTATCTTCAACAGTCACTAAAGATTGTTACGCTTTAATAACCGGTGGAGATACTACATCTTCTAAATATAAAAAAGCAGTAACTCTAGGAGTAACCATTGTGGACTATTGGTCAAGCAAAAAGGATGTGATATCTGGTGATTTTTAATATATTTAATAATGACCACGAAAGCAGATACCGTCACATTTCAGTTGCTTCTCATAAAGTTTTTCTGTAATATCTATATATAAAGTCAAGAGAGACAATAATCTCTTGGAAACATTCAACAACTAACTAAATGATCGAGGGGATCAACAATATGTCAAAATTTGAATATACTGAAGATATGGTAGCCCGTATGCACGATGTAGCTGCATCAGGTGTTACTGAAGAGTCAATCGAAGGTCTTATGACTGAATTCGATTTTCCACGTCGTTCTGTAACTGCAAAGCTTCGTAAGCTTGGTTACGACGTACCTAAGAAGCCGGGCGCAGCTCCTGTTTTCTCAGCTGATGAGACAGACGCACTTGCTTCATTCTTGAATACTAATTCAGGAAATATGACTGCTGAAGAAATTGCTGAAGGATTTATGAGCGGCAAATTCACTGCACGTCAAATCAACGGTAAAGCACTTTCATTGGAAATGACTTCACACGTGAAGCCAGCTGAAAAGAAAGTAACTCCACGTACTTACTCAGATGATGAAGAAGCTAAGATCAGTGATATGGTCGATGGCGGTTCTTATCTTGAAGAGATTGCAGACGCAATGGGTCGTTCAGTCAACTCAATTCGTGGTAAACTGTTGTCAATGGGTCTTAAAGCTCCACAGCGTGATAAGAAGGCTGTTAAGTCAGATCCATATGAGGGTATCGAAGATATGCTCGACCAAACTGTTGAAGAGATTGCAGAATCATTCGACAAAACAGTACGTGGCGTAAAGACTGTTCTTACACGCCGTGGACTAAGCTGCGCAGACTACACTCCGAAAGCTGCTGGCGAGTAATTAATACTCACAATTGTGAATATTAATAAGGGGATGGCGGCAACGTCATCCCTTATCTTTTATGACAGAGAAAACTTTTATACTCGAAACCTTACCTGATGAAGCCTTAGATGCTATACTGTCTCTACATCCAGAGGCCAAGGACAAGTACTTTTCAAAATTAGCATCTAACCAATACCCAAAAATAAATAAAGATTCAGAGCAATTCAAAGACCTTGTAGAAACCTTTATTAGTTCATTTTATATTGAAAAACTGTATAGAACTAATCGATTCTTTAATGAGAAGTTTACCCCGGTTTACACACAGAGTGGACTTATCAGAAACATTATCGCTGATATTTATTTTACCGATGACGACTTAATCACCCACTAATAAACAACAATCAATTTGCACTCTTCTCTGTTTTTTGTTATTATATACAAAATAACAGGAGATATGTATGGCCGAAATCACAGAAGCAAAAATTCGCCAAGCAGTCTGGATGATCAAAGCAAAAAAGACTAAAAAGTCTATTTGTGAGCATCTAGGTATTGCTTATAATACAAAACGTTTAGATCAAATCATTACTGACTTTTTTGCTAAAGAGGAGCGCGAAAAAGATTTACGTAAAAAAGCATCTAAAAAGATTTTTACAAAAGTTGAGAAACAAGCTATCGCTGATCATTATCTAGAAGGCGAAACTCAATCTGCAATTGCAAAACAATACTATATTACGCCCGCACGTGTTAAAAAGTTCTTAATGGAAATGAACGTGCCTATTCGTGCGCGTGGAAAAAATAAAGAAGCAAAAGTAGATCATATTGTTCAAGATCTTGAAGTACGTTTTAACAAAGGTGAACGTGTATTTCTTGCCGAAAAGAATTGCTTTGCAGAGATTCGTGAAGTATACGACGAAGACTGGTTAGACGCACATGAAAATGGGTTTCAAAAATATATAGAAACATACCCTTTTAAACCAGGACGTACAGGTAAGGCGGGTAGATATGCAGAACCAGCACAAGGTATTCACTATGAAATATACTGGATGCTGGAAGGTGAAATTTTACCTACTCGTAAACTAGATGCCTTCTTGCGTCAGCGTGAAAAAGTAAGTAAAATAATTGAAGAAACGGGTAGAGAATCCTATTTAGTATATCGTAAAGATGACTATGGAGGATATATGAGCGTTACTCGTGATAAACTATTTCCAGTCAAGGCTACTTAATGGCAATTGATTTACAAAAATTGACTCTGCGTAGATTATTAGATACGCAGAGTAACGATCTATACTCTAAATTACTGAATCAGTATTTCACAGGTATTAATTCGGTTCTATATGATAAAATCAAATCATTTTATAAAGCTAATACTCGTCTGCCTTCTACAGACGAGATTTTGACGTTGCGTAAAGATGCAGGTCTTCAAGAATATATTGAAAATCAAATATGCGCAGAAGATAATCACAACGAGCAAATTGCGGATGAATTTCTAGTAGCGCAACTTCAAGATTATTATATACGTGATGAAACTATTCATTTTATGGATAAGTTTATAGATCAGATGGATAATATGGAAAAAGTTGAAGTAGTAGATAAATTTCAAAATCATTTGTTACACCTAAATCAAGCTATTCCTCATGATGATGAGCTTTATGATGTCGCGGAACTTGAATTTTTTCCTAGCGAAGACGACTTTAAAATTTATCCTTCAGGATTATCTAATGAATTCGACTCCGTTAATGGAGGATTCGCGACACAAGAATTAGTAATGCTAGGCGGGCGACGTGGCTCAGGTAAGTCTATTATCTCTTTAAATCTTGCTTTAAATAGGTTCTTACAAGGAAATACAGTAGCCTTTTTTACCATTGAGATGCGCTATAAAGAAGTTTATGATAGGGTACTGTCTATTATATCTGGTGTACCCTTTCTTGATATTTTTAGAAATCAACTGACAGACGGTCAGAAGATTCAAATGGCTAAATCTAAATTTGAAAATTTCTACAAACCATCAGATAAAATAACTGAAATGATTAATGAGCTAGGATATACGAAAGATTTTAAAAACTTTGAGAAAAGAGTTAAAATTGAAAGACCAGAGCTTAAAGATAATAGATTATTTATGATTGACGATGAGTCTCTTACTCTTAACCGTATTGATCACTATTGTAATATGTTTTCATCTAAGTACCCGAACTATAATATGGCAGTGGTCGATTATGTAAATATTATTAAACATGATGATCAAAAAGATTGGAAAACACAAATTACTATTGCAGATAATCTGAAATCTTTATCAAGAAAATATGATCTCACTATGATATCTCCTTACCAGATAGACGCTTCTGGAGAAGCTCGGTTTGCAAAAGGTATTCTTGATGCAGCAGATCGCAGTTTTAACTTCTTTCCTCCTCCAGAAGATGCAGACAGGGAATTAGAAAGTAAAATATCAATTCATACTACTAAGATGAGAAATGGTAAGCATATGAGTTTTGATGTTCTCATGGATTGGAGTTGTGTTAAGATTAATCCAAATTCTTCTGAATTAATTAGTGAAAAACCACACAATGCTGTAAAGTTCGGAACTGATAAACAAGAAGGTGCTAAAGATTTATGAACGTAGTTTTGGTAACCGGAGGATTTGATCCCTTACATTCTGGGCATATTGCTTATTTTAAGGCAGCGCAAGAACTAGGTGATGAATTATGGGTGGGTATAAATAGTAATGAGTGGCTTATTCGTAAAAAAGGTAAGTATTTTATGCATTTACGTGAGCGAGCTATTATTATAAAAAATCTACGTATGGTTGATCGCGTTATTACAAACTTCGATGATAGTAATGATAGTGCGAGTGGTGCAATACACAAAGCCTATTCTTTAGGAGCAGAGCACATTATATTTGCTAATGGCGGTGATAGAGGTAGTACTAACACACCAGAACAGTATGATTTTAGGCACACGCCTAACATAGAATTTGTATTCGGAGTAGGTGGAGAAGATAAGAAAAATTCATCAAGTAAAATATTAAGGGAGTGGGAAAATGACAGCAGCAGCTGAAATACGAAAGAACATACTAACCGATAGAATGGATCAACTACAAGCTTTTATGGAAGCAAATCATCACATGAAAAATGAAGCAGGTAATCAAGAAGTTTGGGATCTAATACTTAAGTTACAAAGATTTTGGGGAGCAATGGGTGACGAGGATAAGGATTACGTAGAAGTCGCTAAAGTTGCAGTTTTGGAGAGACGTTCTTGGAACTTATAGAATTATTAAATCATAGAGGGATAGAGTATAGAAAAACAAATAATCCTTCAGAGATTCTAATATCGTGTACTAGTGGCGAACATATAGATAAATCTCCTAGTTTATCGTATAATTTAGATAAGAATATGTTTCACTGTTGGAGTTGTGATTTTAGCGGAGGTATAACTAAATTTATGGCTTCTATTGGAGAAACCATAGTACTGGACGTAGATAGTAAGCAACCGTATAAAATTAAAAAACTTAAAGATAAGTTAAGAAAGATTATTGAAATTGATGACATACACTTACCAACTGAGCGCAAGATCTTTGTTGGCGAATTTAAACAAATTGATGGCAAAACCTTAAAAGAATTTCAAGCGTTTACAACAGATCAGATGGGAATGACAGATTACATTTGCTTTCCGGTCTATCAATTTGGTAAACTTAAGTTCATAGAAGGAAGATTAGCAAAGAATATCAGCGGTAAACCTAAATATTATCGTCGCCCACAAGCTGCTGCTGTTGCAGATTGTTTATTTCCTTTAGACAAAGTTAAAAATACTAACTACGTAATTCTAGTAGAAGGTATTTTTGATATGCTTAATATGTGGCAACTCGGTTATCATAACACTCTTTGTATATTTGGTGCTACTAATTTTGGTCGTAAGAAATTAGAGATATTAGATAGAATCGGTGTTACAAGAGTAGATATATTGATGGACCCCGATGCTCCAGGGCAAATGGCGGCAGGTAAGATAGCTGACGCACTTGACTCTAAGAACATTTTCTCTAGGAATATTAAGCTACCAGTAGGTACAGACCCCGGCGATTTAAACAAAAGACAAGCGGAGAAATATTTAATATGAATGATGTATGTTTTGTGTTCGCAAGCGCGACAGAAAAAGACCCAGAAAAACTAATTAATAAATATCTTAAAGGTGTAGATTATGATGTAAAGTTTCTACATTCAGGCAAGAAAGAAAAAATTCTAAAAAAAGATATTGATCTTGATTTAGAAGAATTAAAAAATTATAAAATACTTTCTCTAGTAGGTGCAGACCCTCTTAAGTATGTTGCGGGTATGACGGGCATCCAAAAATATAATGGAGTATTTATTGAAAAGAAATACTTACCAATTATGAATCCAAATATGGTTATTTTTAAACCACAACTTGAGGATGATATTGTAAGAGCATTTAATCAAATCCCTAAACTCTTAAGCGGTGAAGGTGTCGGGGAGCAGGCCGAGAAAGATTATTGTTTTATAGAAACAGAAGAACAGTTTTTACAATATAAAGATCAGTTATCTGATGCTAATACACTTGTTGTTGATATTGAAACTACTTCTGTATCTCCACACACAGGAACAATTCTTGGTATCGCTATTTCAACACGACCTCACCAAGGTTTATATGTATCAATTGATATTGTAGAAAAACATAAACAGTGGTTTCACGATTTATTTAAGACTCGTAAATGTATTTTTCACAATTCAAAGTTCGATACTAACTACATGGAAACTGAACTTAATTTTGAATTTCCTGATTATGAAGATACTATGTTACTTCATTATTGTTTAGAAGAAGCTGTCGGAACTCACGGTCTCAAGCCTTTAGCTCTACGTTTTACTGATTTAGGTGATTATGAGCGCGAACTCGATGATTATAAAAAGTCATGGGCAAGAAAGAACAAAGTCAAGTTAGAAAACTTTAACTATGGTATGTTACCGAGCGATATTCTTGCACCCT